ATTTAAGAGAGAGTTATTCGATTCATAAAAATAAATTAATATTTTATACCAATCATAGTTGGTAATGTATAAAATGGTTGTATATTTGTCATGAACATTAAAACAAACATCATGACAACTCAAGGAAAAGTAAACGAAGCATTTGTATCAACTTTAGATAACAGAACTTTCTTTAAAGTAATAAGTAACATAGCAAATCATTACGGAATATCCCAAGAAGAAGCACTTGAAGAGGTTTGCGACAATGAAGCGGAAAATATTATGGACTATATTACTGGAAGCATAAGACAGTCTGTTAGCCTTTTGTTTAACAAATTTAAGGTTACGTTATCTTAAATAATAAATATACACCGATAAAGGATAGGCTAACCAATGAGCTTATCTTTTTGGGTGATTTAGTAAAGAGTGATAAAGGTCTTTGTGGATTTCTTTATTGGGATGATTACTTAAATAGGTATATTATTAAAACAAAGGAAGGGGGCAATATATACAGCAGAACATTTACTAAAATAAAAATCCTTCATAAAAACTTGATCGACAATACATCTGTAGAATGCAGAAGACAACCTAATAAAAAAAGATGGTAAGCACCATGAAAATTAAACAAGTACGCAAAGAGCTAGGACTAAGCAACGAGAAGATAAGCAAGATATTTAATTACTCAACTAAAGAGAGTTATCAAAACAGTTCTAAACGTCCAGTAATCGACGCAGCAATCATTGAAATTTACACATTAACTAAAAATAAAACAAAATGAAAACTTTAAAAACAACATTATTATTATTGATTATAACATTAACTGCCAACGCTCAAAGCGACATAGCAGTAAGTATAAATCAAGATGCAAGGCTAGCTATCTTCGGAGACGGCAACGGCAATGATCCATTCACACATAACACTATCTTAAGGGTGGACTTGCAAGACAACCAAAGAGATTTGGGCTATTATATTGTGGGAGTGGAGTATGAATATGCAGACCTTAACGGAAGCTCATACAATCGATATTCTTTGAATGTAGGATATACATTTAATCAATTTAACATCTTTTGGACAGATAAACTAGAGGCAACTGCTTTACTTAATTATGGAATGACAGTAAGAGAATTAACTCAGGTTAATAAAAAGGTAGACGCAGCATTTATAGGATTTGCATCTTCATTCACTTTAGCTTACCCGATAGGAGCTAATTTTAAAGTGCAGTTGATCGGACAACTATCTCACAGGATAGATAAAAACACTTTGTACAGAGAGGATGCAAATTATACGTTTGATTCTTTACAGGTAGACTTCAGCGGGTTTGTTGGAATCCAATATCAAATTCCTATGAAGCCCATAAGACCTTAATTTATAATCATTCTAAATTAAATAAGTATTATATTTACACAACTTAAAAAACAATATTATGAAAATAGAAGTAACAGAAGAAAAGATTAAGAGCTACCACAAAGACGCTTGTGAATCATTAAAGACTAGGATAGAAAAAGACTTTCCTGCTTTGTTTGAGGTAAAGCTAGAGGTTGGTAAGTGGTATAAGTATAAAAACAACTACGATGATTGCTTAATGGTTTGGAATGGATCAAAAAATACTTACGGTTTTTACAACGGTGTATATTCTGAAACATTATTTTTTATCGATACATTCGATAAAATGCCAGCAACCGACGAAGAAGTATCAACAGCTCTTATAGCAGAAGCGAAGAGACGAGGATTTAAAAAAGGTGTTAATTTTAAGCACAACAAAATAAGCTATCCGATTTTATTAAATAAGATATTTAAAATAACCTCCAATAATTTTGAGTTTAAAGATGGTCATATGCTTTGCGATGGTTGGGGGATATTTAAAGAAGGCTTATGGGCTGAAATAATAAAAGAAGAGCCAGTGTATGAATGGCAGTATGTTTTTTATAATGCAGCCCATAGACCATTTATAAGTATTTGTTTTTATACTTCAAAGAAAGAGTTTTTAAAAAATACACATTACCTTAAACCTATACAAAAAATAAAAGACACCAAGAGAATCAGAGAATAATTTTAAATCTTACTTTAAACTAATCCCTATCATTAATTTGGTAGGGATTTTTTTATTTAATAAAATATTATTTAGAATAGTTATAAATAAGAAAAAAAAGTATATATTCGCATTGTATATTCAAAAACTGTAAATGGGATTACTTGACAGACTAGGTTTTAATGTAACTAGATACACTAATGGGTCTTTATTTTATAGCGAAATCGGCAATCAAAAAGCAGCGTTAGATGGCTATACGGCTGATAAAGCCGCTTTGCATTGCCCTATCTTGTTTGGATTAATTGATAAAATAGGTAATCACTTAGCACAGGCTCACTTTTTCCGTGAAGGAGATAAAGAAAATAAAACTAACGACGCTTTAGTTGCAAGAATAGAAAACCCTAATTACTTTCAAAGCAAAGAAGACTTTTTAAAAGAATGGTTATTTCACTATATTTCTTGCGGTTATGTTTTTATGGCACCTGTTGGAGCTGTTGGATTTGAACGGAATATTGAAAGAGTAGATAGTCTTTACAATTTAAATCCTAAATTCATAACGTACAACGATAGTAGTTTTCAAACAAAATTACTCACTAGAAAGCAGATAGCTGAAAGTGATAAGTTCAAATTTAAATACGAAATACAAAAAGGAAATCAAGGTAATTCAACATCTAACCAAGACTTTAATTATAGGGATGTAATGGGATTTTATGATGTAGCAAATGGACTTAATAAAGATTTCTTACTTACCAGTCCCAGCCGTTTGGATTGTGTATTACAGCCAGCGGTTAACGTTATAAAAGCCTTTGAGGCTCAGAATATAGTTATCAAGTCCAACGGTAGAGAAATGTTTTTTAATCAGGCTATGGCAAGCACACTGCCAGGGGTTGCTAAGAACTTCGACCAAAAGGATCAAGATAAGATACAAAGGGCAAATTCCAAATACGGAATGCAACACGGGCAAAACAGATCAATGTTTTTAAATAAAGAGACTGGTTACAAGTCGCTTCATATAAACGCTAAAGACTTAGGAATTGATGAGATACTAAAGACATCAGCAGCGGCAATAGCAACCGCATTAAACGTTCCTAAAGATTTAATTCCTGTATTTGATGGATCAACATACACCAACAAAAAGGAATCAGAGGTTGAACTAATACAAGGGGGGATAGAGCCAATACTATCAGACCTATGCAGAACTATGTCGGGACACTTTGATGGCTACGATGAAAGACCGTTAAGATATTCAGTTGATCACCTTGCACCAATGCAACATATCGAAACAATAAAGACCGATAAGGCTTTAAAACTATCCACAGCTTATAAAAACTTTGTAGGTGCTGGAATGACTCCTGAAGATACAAATGCTTTATTTGAGGGCTTAGGCATAAATTTAATGGAAAATGAATAAGAAACTAACAAAGGAAGAAATCAAAGCACTTAAAGAAAAGCTAGCAGTTAAAAAAGGTAGTGAAGAACTAAGTGTTGATGTTTTAAAAGGGAAAGAAAATGTTTAATTGTAAAGAACTAAATAAAACGTTTGATAATAAGATTGATTTGTTTAAAGCTCTAAAGGACAACAAAGAAGAAATATTATCTTTTAAAATGGCTAACACTCTTAAATCTTGTGATAAGGGCGCAAGCGTTAAAACTAAATTAATAAATGTAACTAAGCACTTAGAGACGTTAAAAAACATTGAGTTAAATGATGACTTCTACTATATAGTAGTAAACACTACTAAGGTATTAGATAGTCATATGGACGTACATTTAAACGGCATTTGGAGTAAAACAGTACAAGAGCAGCAAGGAAAGAACTATCTAGTAGCAGATCACAAACTAGAAATTGATAAGGTAATTACAAGAAAGGAATATGTAGAAATGATCGTTGCGGAAATACCTTTCAGATCAATAGGTAAAGATTATGAAGGAGACACACAAGCTTTAATCTATAAAATACCTAAAGACAAGGTAATTAATGAAGCGGCTAAAGAATGGCTTAATAGTGGTGATGAGATAGAGGCAAGCGTAAGGATGCAATACGTCAAGATAGAGCTTGCTTTAAATAGCGATAACGTTAACGATAAGCTAGAGAAATTAAATTTTGACACTTACATTAAAGAAATAGCAAACAAAGATGAGTTTGAAGAGATTAATTATTTCTTTATAGTTCAAGAAGCAAAGAATGTAAAAGAAAGTAGTTTAGTTGTGTTTGGATCAAACAACGCAACTGGAACGCTAGAAAATAAACTAGAGCCGTCTAATGACACTCTTGCGATTAAAGGGGCAGCCGATAATATCACTGCAATAAATGAAATGTATAATTTTTTAAATTTTAAATGATGGCAGAAATGACACCACAGGAAATCGCAGAA